CAGTCGAGGTCAAAGCCCCTCCTTTGATAGGAGATGAGTTAGCAGATACGTGGAACGACGTATTCGAAGGTGTGCTGCCCCCAATCCCAGAAGGGATGGGGCAGTCGGTCGGAACGCTCTACGGTGCAGACAAGGGGAAGAAGGCAGAGGCCCCAGCCCACGAGCGCCGCGTATGCATCTCGATCAAGTTCAAGGCCCCTGAAGATCAAGCCAAGGTCATCAAAGCGGTACAGGGTGGGTTGGACGCAATGGAGCCGTTCGGAGCTTGTCTCATGAACTCCAAGCACTCGAGGAGGCCGGACGGGTTCTGGGTAGATCTCCTAATTCACTACTCGGTTGAGGTAGTGGACCTTTACAAGAGCGTCTTGAGTTGCGACCTTGTATTGGACGCGGAGGCCAGCCCTGCTGACGCTTTCGGGAAAACGGCGCAGAATGTCGAAAGTTTGGACTAAAGACGATCACCAGAAAGCGTTCGAGGTGTGGTGCGACACCCACAACATGAGCGCTGTCTGCCGTGACGTTGGGATCTCCTACGACACAGGCCGAAGGTGGAAGGAGCAAGACTTCCGCTGCCTGGAAGGCTGCGCTTGGCATGGCTGGGACCGGCTTGAGGAGGAGAAGAACGCAGCGCACCAAGCGCAAGAGCTTCTGATCCAGCAAGGGAACTTCGACCCGGTAGCCCACGACCAAGCGATCAGGAAAGTCCTGACTGGAGGCGCGAGCGGCGAGTCCAGAGCCGAAGTCGTCAAGCGCACGATCCGCTCCGACCTCGAGCGCGCCAGCCATTGGGAGTTCATCTACGCCAAGGCTTTCTACAAGGCTACGGGACAGGTGATCGAGTGGAACACCTTCCAAGGCGGGGGCCTGACGGACGAAGTCCGAGACAAGATGCAGAGCGTCATGACGGTCGGGCTGAGCCCCACCTCGTTCGAGCAGTGCATCAAGGTCATGCGGGTAGCCGAGGAACAGATCGGCTTGATTAGAGGACGACCGAAGGACTCGGTTGAGCACGAGGAAGACGACAAGCCCATGACCGCAGAAGAACTGCGCGACCTGAGGCAGAAGCTCGTCACCAGGAACTCGAACTCCATACCGAAGTTGGCTAGTGGCGAAACGCAAATCCAAGTCGGATAAGGCGCTAGACGAGATCAACCAACGTCTTCTCGACCACTACCTCGAGATAGACCGAGACGGATCTTTCCTTCACCCGCCTTCAACAGACGAACAACTTCACGAGTTCATTGAGATCGCGTTCGGTCTCAGACTCCCGACCAAGGTGATAGAGCCGGGGCACTCCAGCCCGTTTCAGTTCGTTGCCGACTGCTTCTTTGAGCGAGTAAAGAACGCGCTCGCGTTCGCAAGCCGAAATGGGGGGAAGACCCAATCGGTAGCGATTCTGAACATGCTCGACATGCTGTTCAAGGAGGGTTGCGAGATCGCTAGCCTGGGCGCAGTCAAGAACCAGGCGAAGAAGGCTTACTCCTACTTCCAAGAGTTCACGACCCAAGCCTGGTTCGTGAAGTTCTCAGCGAACTACGCAGCTGTCACTGGACGAACCTTTCTCCAGAAGGAGATTCAAGAGGAGACGAGCTTCGGCAACGGGTCGAAGCAGGAGATCCTAGTAGCAACGGAAAAGGGTCTGCGATCCCCTCACCCCCACAAGGCTAGGATTGACGAGGTAGACGAGATCGCGTGGAGCGTTCTCCAGACCGGACTCTCCATGAGCCGGTCCACGGGAGCCATTCGAGGCCAGAACATCTTCACCTCGACTCGCCAACACGCCCACGGATCGATGCAGGCACTCCTCGACAAGGCGGCAAAGAACAACGCGATCGAAGTCTACGAGTGGAACATTTGGGAGGCGGTCAAGAAGTGTGAGCGCCGCTGCTTCAACGACCCAGTACACGGGTCCTGCCCCATTTATTCCTACTGCGAGGGGAAGGCTCATCGCTGCGATGGGTTCTACGAGATTGAGGATTTCATCGACAAGGTCGCCCTGATCGACCGGGAGAAGTTTGAAACCGAATGGGAAAACAAAAAGCCCTCACGCACCCGGCTCGTCTACCCCAACTTCAACCCTCAGCGTCACGTTATGACTCCCGAGCGGCTAGCAAAGATGACGGGACGATCTCGAGTCCCCCCAACCTGGAACAGGGGTGCTGGAATCGACTTTGGGGCCAGCCCCGGCCACCCCTTCGTCTACGCCAAGTTCGCCCAGATCCCCAATACGGGTGCTTGGCTCTTGTTCTACGAGTACGTGGCGGAACAGCGGCTAATGCGGGATCACGCCGAGGCTATCAAGCGTAGCCCTTACTGGGAGTCGAACGAGCAGATCTACGCAGACACGGCTGGCAAGCAAGAGCGAATGGAGTTGAGCAACAAGGGGATCCGAACCAAGGACGCGATCAAAGATGTCCAGATGGGGATCGACTTCGTAAGATCCCAACTAGCAGGCTTCCCCCCAGTCTTGGAGCCCATGCTTTACGTCTGGCACGAATGCACCTTTGCAATAGACGAGTTCAACACTTACTCTTGGCCGACCTGACCTGACGGGAAGCCTGATCGAAGTGGCCGCCCCCTCCAACAGGACGACCACGTAATGGACAGCTTGAGATATTTCCTCTACTCGAGGCAACACAAGCGGAACACTGGCTACAGAATGAGACGAGTGGATATATGAAGAAGTTTGGCTGGTTCGCCTTAATGGTCTTGGTGCTGCTCATCACTGGCTGCAAGCACAACCTCCACACCCCCTACGTCGAGGCAATGGAAGCCTACGAACTCGCGTTGGACGCTGACGTGAAGGCGGGCCACTACAAGTTGGACCCCCTGTCTCAAGGCTCCTACGACGCGTTCAAGAAGGCCAACAAGGACGCCCGCGCTGCCCTGGGTCCGAAGGACGTGAAGTAGTGGAGGTCTCGGCAAAGACGTTCACCGACTCTCTGTTCGAGAAGGCCAAGGCGAAGGGCGCGGACACCGGGCTCTTGATTGAGGCCCACGCGAACAGCCTCCTCAACCTCAGCCTGAACTCCGTCAACGCGATCAACGGGGACGAGCGGACTAGGCTCCACTTGGAAGCTCAGTTCAAGCTCGGCAAGTTCAGCGCCGAAGCAGGGTCCTTCCTTGAGGCTAGGATCTGGTGGGAAGCCTTGGGCGAAGTGCTCAAGGATCTGGCCGTTGCTGGAATCAGCGCCGGGGCAGCCGCAGTGGCCCAAGGGCTCGTCAGCGCCATGAAGGAGAGTGGAAAGTGACCGCAGAAGAAGTGATCGCCAAGGCAGAGAAGATCGCGGAAGCCTTCAGCGACGGGTTCCAACTCGAGGACATCGCGACAGTCATCAAGGAAGCTGCGGAGTTCGCAGAGATCCCAGGCATGGGCGGGGCAGAGAAGCACGCCCTAGCCGTAGCCCTCGTCTCCCACGTCATCGACATCACGGATACCCCTTGGCTGCCCGACGCCCTGACGGATCCGCTCCTCAAGAAGTTGATCCCAGCAATCCTTGAGGTGCTGATCGCGGCGTCCAAGGGCGATCTCGCGATCAACGAGGCAGGCGCTTAGACTCTAGCGCCGCCCCAGCGGGTGGTGTAGGGTTTCCCAATGGCTGTCTGGAATGAAGACGAAGCGCAACGGCTCTCAGGGTTCGGATCCTCCGTAACCCAGGCTGTAGGTTCGGACGCTTCTGTAGACCTGACCAACCTTCAAACTATGGCTGGGGTGCTAACCAGCAACCCAATCTCCGTTGCGGAAGTTGACGACGCTCAGGCTCTCCTGATCGAGAATCAGGACTACATAGACAACGCCCCGAAGTGGCAGAAGTATCTAGACCTCTACAACAGCGAGAACGTGTTTAGGTTTATCTTCCGGCACCTCCGGGAGACAGACACGAAATGGCAGCAGAGAGTCGAGCGAGGGTACTTCTACAACTACGTGGAGAGCGTTGTAGAACTGTTCACAGCCTTCCTCTTCCACCACCCGATCGACCGGAGCGCTGGAAGCCTCACCGAGGATTTCGAGGAGATCTACAAGGACGCAGACAGAAGCGGGACCTTGTGGAATACCTTCATGCAAGAGGTTTGCAGCTTCGCGCAGGTCGAGGGTCACGTAGGGGTGCTAGTCGATCTGCCCAAGGCAGAGACGATCTCTAGTGAGGAGGAGCGGAAGGAGCGGGGCATTCGCCCGTTCGTCACTCTGATCCACGCCCCTCAGATCAAGGATTGGGAGGTTGACGAGTTCGGCAACTTCCTGTGGGTCAAGATCGAGGTTTTCCGTCCGCAGAAGCGGGACTGGAAGAAGCCCCGAGAGGCCCAGCAGCGACACTTCCAGATCTGGAACTTGAACTCCTGGGAGGAGTGGGTTCTCACCAAAGAGAACGAAGGCTCGTTGGGGGAGACCGCTCGGATGACGGACTCCGGGGACCACGACCTTGGGATTGTCCCGCTCTGCATCGTGAAGATGCAGAAGGCCCTCCACCCTTGGTTTGGGAAGTCGGCGGTCAAGGACATCGCAGACATCAACATCGGGATCATGAACTGGTCCAGCCTGGGGGACGAGGAGATCTACGAGCGCTGCCTCAACGTCCTAGCGATGGAAGGCGGGGACGACGGTCGCCCCATCGAACTAGGCGAGGGGAACATCCTAGAGTTCGCGGAAGGCGCGTCTCACAAGCCTTACTACCTCGAGCCGGGAGCCACCCCCCTTGAGCGGATCCAAGAGTGGATCGACCACGCGAAGAACGAGATTCGCAGGTTGGCGAAGATCAACCTCAGCGCGGGGCTGGGTGACGTTCGGCAGGCCAGCAGCGGAATCGCTAAGGCGTTCTCGTTTGTTGAGACGAACCAAAGCCTAGCCGCCAAAGCTCTAAACATGGAGCAGGCCGAGGTCAAGATCCACAAGTTGATTGCCCGCTATCTAGGTGAGACCTTCGACGGGCTTGTGGAATACCCGAGAGAGTTTGGTGTCGAGGATCTTCTGACTCTCTACCAAGAACTACAAGCCGCTCGCACCACCTTGACCAGCCCGACGGCGATCAAGACTGCTGAGAAGAAGGCTGCCCGCAAGGTGTTCGCCCGAGAGTCGATGGAACTTCGCGACAAAATTGAAAAGGAGATTGACGCCTCTTTCGATATTATGGCGAACCCCGCAGACCAATTTGGTATGACACCGAATAGAGAACTAACCGGATCTAACCAGGAAGAAGACCTGGGATCCCCGAACCAGACGGAATCTGGGGACGGCAACCTGAGCCAAAATCAGGGTGAGGCAACTAGCGCCTAAAGCTAGGAGAGACTTATGAAGATTAACGGACACAACCGCCACCTGTATCTCCAAGAGGATGACGACCTCAACGGAGGAGGTGTGGGCGCACCCCCCGCTCCCCCCGTCGCAGCTGTGGAGCCCCCGAAGCCTCCCGTGCTGACTCAAGCAGAGATCGACGGCAGGGAAGCTCGAATGCGGAAGGCCAACGACCGCAAGATCCGTGAACTCGAAGCCTCTCACACCAAGCAACTCGCCGAGATCAAGGCTCAACTCGCCGCTCGGCCAAACGCCCCCGCCCCGAACGCTGCCGAAGAGGGTCAACTCGAGATCCAGCAGCGTCGTCACGAGCGGGATATGCAGGAGATGCGAGCCCAGGTCGAGGCCCTCCAAGCCAACTCCGAGAACGAGCGCAAGCTCCGCATGAGTCTCGAGCGTGACCGCCTCGTGGACGACGCCCTCGCCAGCGCAGGCGTCACCGAGAAGAACGTGAAGGCTGCCCGCCGCTACTTCATGCCGGACATCGAGTTTGACGACCTCGATCAAGCCTGGATGTTCAAGAACGAGAAGGGCAACCTGCTCTCGATCCACGACGCTGTTCAGGAGTATCTCCCCGACAGCCTCAAGCCCAGCAAGATCGCTCGAGGCGGCGCTGGCACTCAAGGTGGAGTTCCCGCCCGACAGGCTAGCGCGCAGCGCGGCTTGGACGAGGCCAAGAAGGAACTCGCTCAGATTGAGGCGCAGGTCTCAAAGCGTCCAAACGACAACGGGTTGCTCACGCAGTACACCCGGAAGAAGCAACAGGTTCGACAACTGGAGTCGGACCTTAAGTCTGCAACCAAGTAAAGCGCACCCCGCGTTGGGGCGCTAGAGGAGGAAAACTATGGTCTTCACTGGCCGCGCTACCTACGACAACGGCATCTTCGATGCAATCGCAGAGGATGTCTCGGACGAGATTGGAATGATCTCGCCTTTCGAGACCCCTTTGCTGGATCGACTGCAACAAGCCGCAGCCCCCGCGCAGAACACGCTTCACGAGTGGCTCCAAGAGTCGCTCAACCCGAACACGGTCGTCAACACGGGAGTCACGGCAATCGCCGCTGCGACCAACCCGGCGACCCTGAACCTCGCTGACGCAGCGGGCGGCAACGTCGCCAACTTCTTCATGCTCGGCCACATCTTCGAGAACGAGACCACGGGCGAGCAACTCCAACTCGTCTCGAAGGACGACACGACCAGCGTCGGCGTGTTCACCCGGAGCTTCGGCGGAACCGTCGCAGCGACGATCACCGCTGCCGACCTCCTCTTCGCGATCAGTGACGCTGCCCTCGAAGGCGCGGACGTGGACGACGACATCAGCCGCCCCCGCGTGCGGTTGAACAACTACGTCCAACTCTTCAAGAAGGACGTGATCGTCAGCGGCACCGTCCAAGCCGTTCGTCAGCTGGGTGGAATCGGCGACGAGATGGGTCACCAGCGGAACATGCGTCTTCGCGAGATCGTCCGCGACCTCGAGAAGGCCACGATCCGTGGTCGCACCAGCGGCAACACGATCGGCGCAGTCGGCGCGCGTCGGAGCATGGACGGAATCCTCGCTCGCCTGACGACGAACGTGACCTCGACGGCAACCTTGTCGCCCGAGATCATGAACGACATCGTCAAGACGGCGTGGGACTCGGGCGGCACCGACCTCGACCTGATCGTTGCCGACAGCAACTTCAAGCGGATCATTGACCAGTTCCAGGCGACCCGCGTCGAGGTTCAGAACCGCGACGAGCGTTTCCACAACAAGGTCAGTTTCTTCGAGAGCACCTACGGTCAGCAGGAAGTCATCCTCGACCGCTGGATGCCCGCGAACTCGCTCATGGTCATCTCGACCCAGCGAATCCACGTCGTCCCCCTCCAGGGTCGCTCGTTCGCCTTCGTCCCCGTCAGCCGCACTGGCGACTCCGAGAAGGGCTTCATCCGTGGCGAGTACACGCTTGAGATCTTCAACGAGGAAGGCATGGCGCAGGCCGGCTCCTAAGCCTAACTGACACCCATCTTGTAAGGCGGGGGGCTGAGGCTAATGCCCTGGCCCCCCGCCTTCTTTTGCCCCAGGAGTTCAAATGCCGAAGCCAGGCCCTCAACCAAAGCAACCCGACCTCGAGGACCTCGTCCAACAGCTAGGAGAGCTTCGTCACGACATGGCGACCTGCGGGTTCAACTCCTACGGGGTCAAGCGGGACACCTACTTCGCCTGGCTCAACCGCGCCGAGCAGATCCACTCGGGACTGCTCGACCTCTCCAAGAAGCCCGCTCCTCCAGTTCCCGCCACGGTCTAACGCTTGAGGCAAGGTCCCCGTGGCAACATTAGTAGCGACTAAGGATCGGGTCTACAACGAGACGCTCTCCGGTTCGATCAACGGGATCAACACGACGTTCACGACTTCGAGCGCGTTCGTAGCTTCCAGTGAAGCCGTTCATTTCAACGGGCAGAGACAGGAAGAGGGGGCTGGTAACGACTACGTTCGCTCCGAGAGCGGAGGGGTCGGGACCGGCTTCGACACAATCATTTTTGCGGTTGCACCTCGCAGCCGCTCGGGCTCAAAACCCAACGACCGCGTCACCGTTGACTACGACTCAGTCTAGTCGTTAAAAGAGGGCCACATGGCTAGAACATTTCTTCGGCAGGACACCCAGATCTACAGCAGCGATGTCTTCGATGACACCATTGCTCCGACGCTGGCGAACTTCGAGACCAACCCTCTCAATATCGAGGAGGACCTAAACAACCTCCGCTCGATGTCGTCCGAACTCCGAGATGTCCAAGCGGGCAACTGGTATGACGCGCTGGTCGCCCCTACCACCTTGGAGACAGGCACCGCTCGAGGCGTCCAGAACGTCAACGACGCGCTCCACCTCCTAGAGAAGAAGCGGATCCTTACCTGCACCTGGAACCTGACCGACGTGGCAGTCCCTGCGGCTGCCGCTGCTACGGGCGTCCTCACGCTCTCAGCTAACGTCTCTAACGGCGACCAGGTTCTTATCGACGCCAAGACCTACACCTTCGAGACCTTTCCCACTAATGTTGACGG